CTCCTGCAAGTTTTGGAAGATACGGTAATAAACGAAGTGAAATATAACCAAGAAATATATTAAATAAAAACTTCTTAATTCTATCAAGAAAACCTAAACGAGGTAATGAAGGCAATTTGATTGTATCACTTTTGCCCTCTTTTGGTTTTTCAAGTTTTTTTTCTTTCTCCGAAAATCTTTTTTTCTCACTTTCTTTTTTCTTTTTTTCTTCTTCTTTTGATTTTAATAGTGTATTTGTTTTGATTAAATTGCTAATTTGAATTACTTGTCTTTTAATAATACGCAATTCAAAAGACTTATTACCATCAACAACTGACTTAGCACTAATCCTTTTTACAGTGGGTATTAAAGAACTTCCTCTTAAAAGTTTTGTTGGATTAATTTTTGCAGGCGGAAGTGCTTTAGGTTCCATAGGTTTTGATTATGCTACTCCGTGAATTGCAAGTATTCTCTTTCTTTCATTATTACTATGAATAGAATTAAATGATGGAGCTTTTGGAACACCAGGTGATGACGGTATAGATGGCATTGCAGTACTTGTTTTATTTGTCGTAGAAACAAGTACAGGTGGAGCAGATGGAGGAGTAATATTTTTTGCTCTTAAAGGCATTTTCGTTAATTGCATTGGTGACTGCACCATTCCACCTTGAGCATACCTTGGTTCTTTTGGTTGTGATGGACTAAAAATAAAGTTTTTAACTCTCTCTATAATGTTTGGTTGATTTTTACTCCCATTCATATCTGGTTTCATAGGAGGAGTTTGAATTTGTTTGGATTGAGAAGAAACTATATTGGGTATTGGTGCAGGTTTTGGTAATTTTGCATCATAAAACCACCCAAAGAAATTATGACTTTTACCTCGGGTAACATCGGAAGGTTTCATATATTTTTTCTGACTTTCTCCCTGAAAATCAGTTCTTCCACCAACAAATTTTGCAGATTCTCTTTGTAATGCTGGATTTGTAATTGATTTAGCAGCCATATCAATCTTTTTTTCATTACCAGTAGCATTGATTGCAGAAACCCTATCTTTTATTGATTTCCACTTAGATGGATTAGAAAAAGTGGGTTGATACTGACCTGGAGCAGTAATTACCGCAGAAATACTTTTTCCACCAGGATAAGATCCAAGATTAATACGATTGTATATTGACTGTGCCACATCCGCCTGACCCTGAGGATTTATGCTATCCTCTTTTGATGCAAGTGCTGCTATCTTCCAAAAATCAGGAGAACCTCCAATCATTCCTCCACCAGCAGCATATGTGGTCCCACTAATCATTTTCGGTCTATTTGTACCACCACCCGCAGCATTCATTGCTTCTAAAGTATTCACACCATATTTTTCAACAGCACCACGAGACATTACAAATTCACCATCACTTAACATTGCAGGAACTTTATCTACACCCTTTTCTCCACTTACATATCCAGAACTAAGAGAACCATTACCAAACATCCCAAACAAGTTTTTAAAATTCGCAAATCCACCACCTTTAAATGTGGGTATTTTTGGTTGCTTATCTTCACCCTGTCCCGCAAAATTTTCTATTCCTTTACTTAGAGCCATTGTGGTTCCAACTGTCGTAGCAACTGATAATCCTGCTGCAACTAATTTACCACCTTTACCTCCAAGAAATTTTGCTGCTCCTTTTGCTCCCACCATTTGAGCAACAATTTGAAGCAACTTTCTTGCTCCAAAAAATACCAGATTTGTCAATCCACCAACAAACTTACCAAATCCTGTTCCAAATCTAAGGTAAAGTGCAAGAAGTTTTGGCCAATGGTCACCAAAAAATCTAAACAAAGAATTAATCTTTTTCTTGTTTTCTGGATCAGCAAACCAATCTAATAACTTGAGAAAAACTTTACCAAAGAAAATAGCCATAAAGAAGTCAATGATTCTACTGAGCATTGACTTCACAGGAGCGATAACTTTTTCTGCCGTTTTAATCGCAAGAGCAAATCCTTTTTCTAACTTTGATTCAGCTAGTGCTCTCTTTACGTTTTCACTTTCTTTTCTTTCTCTCTCGTTTGAATCTTTTTGTATTTTATTCTGTTGTGTTAGATTTTTAATAATTTCTGCAAGTAAATCTATAATTTCTTGAATATCATTTTTCCCAACCATCTTATCTGTTGCTTGAGGAAGTGCTAGTGGTTTTATGCCACCAAGAAATTTTTGTTTTCCCAAATTCATTCCAACTGCAGTGCCCTTTTTAAAACTTTCTGCAGTAATCTTTTTGACTTTAAATCTACCTTTCTTACCCTTTATTTTTTTCCATTCATTTGTAAGTAATTCAACTTCTTCTGTTGGAAGAGTCTGCTTTCTCATTCTTGCAGAACCCATCCTCTCTTTGAGAAGAGATGCATAAGTATCATAATCAATATCAAATACATCTTCAAGACCAAGTAATCTTAATATCCTTTCGTCTATCTTCTCATCAACTAAGGCACGACCATTCTTCGGTTTTGATACTGGTACAATTTTAGAAGAATTGAGTGCCATTTACTTGCTGTTGTTTTGTTTTTTCTTCTTCCAGATGCTGCATTAACAATTCAACATAGATGTCTCGTTCCCAAGGCATCATATTTTCAATCTCCGTTAATGAGTATTTATGGTACTGCATCAAGGCAAAGTTGAGACGAAAATAGCTTTCAAGGTTCATATGAACCAGTGCTATGCGAAAAAAGATGCTAACCCTTCTAAAATAACTTCACTTTCAACTTGAGTTTTTGGATTTGTAACTTTGACCTTATGAGAAAGTTTAGGCATCGTTTCAAAGAACTTTTCAATTTCCTTGAACTGTGATGAGTTCATCTGTTCTAAAAATTCATTTAGTTCTTTTTTAGTCACATCAGCAGTAGACCAAACTTCATCCTCAGTATAGATTTTATCAATACAAGAAGCAATTAATTCAAATGATTGATCCATTGCATTTGTATTTGAAAAATCAAAATTAGTTTTAATAAACTGCTCAAGTGATGGATACTTCATTTCCATCATAATGCTTTTATCTACACGAATTTTATTTGTGTGATCTTCATTCTTTTGGACTTTAATATCGTCCAAATTAAGAGTTACTGTAGTTGTAGTTTCTTCATCATCAGGACAGATTATATTGACTTCAATTTCTTCTCCAACTGACTTACCACGAATATTAAGAAACAAATATTCAATATCAAATGTAGGGAGTGTTTCTACCTTTACTCCCTTGGATAAAATACAATTTTTAATTACTGTTTTGATTGCATTTGTGATTTGCTTTGTGTCTTCACTTTCTAAAGCAATTACTAATACTTTTTCTTCTTTAACTAAAAAAGGTCTATATTGAATTGTTTCTCCTGTTGATGGCAATTCAACTTCATAAGTTGGAGTACTAATCTTTGGTAAAGGCATAATGACCTATAGAATTTCAGATGTGATTATTTAGTTGTAATCTCTGTAATCACTAGTCTCTGGAGTAATATTGACAGAATTTCCAGATGCAAATGCAGCAGCATAGTTAACTCCACCAGTTACATTATATCTTGCATAATCTATTCCAAGATTAAGATTTGGATTATAGGAAGCTGCATTAATTGCTGCAGCTTGTTCTGCAGTTATATTATTAAATAAGTTTTTCTGCGACTCAGTATTAAATTCTCCTGTAGTCAAATATCTAGTATAAGTAAAAGAAACTGTACATTTTAATAAAGAAGAGGAGTCATAAGACACAGGCATTGATTGTATACTAATTGGATATGCCTGCAAAAATCTATAACGAATATATCTTCCATTATAATCTCTTTCAAATTTATTAACATAAACTTCTGTCCTATAAAGATTTGGATATCTCACTTTATAAGAATAATTTGGTAGTTCTATTGCATTATTTTTTACACCATTTTCATCCGTATATTGCTCATTTGCAATATACCCAATCCAATTTTCAAAAAATTTAATTACGTTATAGTCGTGATCAACATAAAAAGTAAAATCAATTCTATCATCATAAATTCTACGATATGCGTGTCTCTCTGTTACACCAGTAAAATCATTATTAATATCCAAAGTTGCTAAAGAAGATCCGGGTAGAGAAGTTTCAGAACAAAGTAATGAAAATAATTCTTCATTACCTTCATAAGCAACTCCAATACCAGCTTCTTGTCTCTCTTTCAACCAGTTTTTTACTGCTTGAGGTGGATTGAACCAACACTGAAAATGAGAGGTTAGTGCAGGTCTTAATATTTTTGATTTTATATCGAATACACTTTTCTTTGATGGAGACGGAGATGCCATCTATAAATACTTTTTAACTGGTATATATTATGTATTAAGGAAAATGGCAGAAAGTATTAAGAGTAAATATAAACCATCTTACCCACAAAAATACAAAGGAGACCCAAATAATATCATTTGTAGGAGTAGTTGGGAAAGACGTTTCTGTAGTTGGTGTGATCTAAATGAAAATATTTTAGAATGGGGTAGTGAAGAATTTTACATTCCATATCTTTCTCCAGTTGACAATAGAGTTCATAGATACTTTCCAGATTTTATTATTAAAGTAAAAGAACAATCTGGGCAAGTTAAAACTTATGTGATTGAAGTAAAACCCAAAAAACAAACTGTTCCTCCACAGAAAAAAAGTAGAGCTACTAAATCATATCTTTATGAATGCACTACTTATGCAGTGAATCAGGCAAAATGGAAAGCAGCAAAAGAATGGTGTGATGATAGACTTTTGCAGTTTAAAGTAATCACCGAAGAAGACCTAGGTATCAAATAATGGCAGAAGGTTTCGGACAATATATTGCAGGATCAACAGCAAGAGTTAGAAAACTCAAAGAAGAAGTTGGAAAGATGAGTGTAAAGGATCCAGAAGATATTATGATTTTGATTATGAGTATCTTCAAAGAAAAAACTTGGATCCCAGAAGTTGGAAAGTTTTATACCTTTGTTTATAGAGCAAAAACTCCAGGTATTGAATATGACCAACACCCACTGATTGCTTGTACTGAAATACAAAAATGGGGATTTAAGGGAATTAATTTTCACTGGAGAAAACCTAGAAACTATACTTGGGAAGAAATATTAGGGCAATTATATATTGTTAAATATGAAGAACTTGATGAACTACTCTCCATACCTTATGCAAAAATCCTTCTAAATAAATAAAAACTCCTTATAAATGTCTCATACTCTACAAAAAATTGAGATCATTAATCCTCTTGTAAACGGGGAGGGAGTTTGATGGCAACTAAAACAATAGAAAGTGGTAAAAATACAACAAAAGTTGGTGCTCAAGGAGTAGAAATAACAACATCAACAAGAACAACATATACATTAGATGAAACTGGGAAAATAAATCCAAATTCTGTAAAACACGAAATAATTTATTACGAAGGAAAAATTGGAGATGGTGTGATAGCAGCAACACGCACTGGTACATCAGGAGATTGGAAAAATAATAATAAACCATTTTCAAATACTCCTTGGTTAGGAGCAGATGCTCAAAAGTCTCTTAAAGAAGGGGCACTAAAAACTACTACACAACAACAAATAAACACTGCATCTAAAAAAGAAGGATTAACACCAGAACAAACTAAAGCAGTATCAGGGTCTTCTAATACAGCAACTTCAACAAAAATAGGAGACCCAATAACAAATGAAAATCGAAACTTTTTTGAGGAAGAAAGAAAAAATATAAAATCAAGAGACGATTATGGAAAAAACAAACCCATTGTTTATCCAGAGGGTTTAAATCTAAATTATCAAGATTGTATAAAATTTTCAATTGTCAAATATCAACAATCGGGTCTCAAAGGGTTTGGACCAGGAAATCAAGATTTAAGAAGAGTAACAGTTGATGGGGGAAGACCAGAATTTAAAAATAAAGAAAGAAAGATATTAGGCACAATAGTATTACCAATACCAGGAGGAATATCTGATAGTAATAGAGTAAATTGGTCCGGATTGGATTTACCAGATCTTCAAGGGGCACTTGCAGGTTTGATGAGAACTGGAATAATGGGTGGAGATATGTCTAAAGATTTTGTGAAACAAGCAGAAGATATCTCTGCTCCAGGTAGTGGAGCAAGAACCGCAATAGTTTCAAAACTTATTGAAAGTGCAATTGGTCAAGGTGGTATAATGCAGAGAGAATTTGGTGCGATAATCAATCCAAACTTAGAATTACTTTTTAATTCTCCAGATCTTCGTCAATTTTCTTTTAATTTTAAATTATCACCACGTTCAAAAACTGAAGCAGAAATAGTTAGAAAAATTATTAGAACATTTAAACAAGCAATGTCAGTAAAAAGATCTGCTTCTTCATTTTTATTACAAACACCACATACTTTTGCAATTTCTTACATTTTTAAGAAAGAAAATCACCCATACTTAAATAAATTTAAAGAGTGTGCATTAACAAGTTGTAATGTAAATTACACTCCAGAAGCAACATATATGTCTTTTGAAGATGGAGCAATGGCTTCATATCAACTTGATTTAACTTTCCAAGAACTTGAGCCAATTTATGATGATGATTATACAGATCTTGATGGAAATAGAGACACTCAAATAGGTTACTAAAATGCCAAGTTACTTCCGACAAGTTCCAAACTTTGAATATGTTAGCAGACTTCCAGATGCTAAAATTGGAGACTATGCTCCTCTTAAAAATCTATTCAAGAAAGGAAAATTAAGAGAAGACATTTTTCAAAACTTAGCATTCTTCACCAAGTATCAGATCAAAGGTAATGATCGTCCAGATAATGTAGCATATGAAGTTTATCAAGACTCCAGTTTAGATTGGGTGATTCTTTTATGCAACAATATCGTGAATATTCAAACAGAATGGCCATTACCTCAACAACAATTTGATGATTTGATGCTATCCAAATACGGAGATTATGAAACTCTATATGGAGGTATTCATCATTACGAAACAACAGAAATTAAAAATAGTCAAGATGTAATTATTGTTCCTGGAGGACTTCAAGTTTCATCACCATACTCTATAAGTTTTTATGATTATTTTATTGATCAACAAGTTGATAGTGGAAATATAGCAGTTCCAGTCACAAACTATGAATATGAAGAAAAACTAGAAAACGATAAAAGAAATATTTTTGTTTTAAAATCCCAATACTTAAATGTTGTTTTGAATGATATGGACGAAATTATGTCCTATAAAAAAGGGTCCTCACAGTATGTTAGTGAGGACCTTAAGAAAGGAGATAATATTAAACTTTACTCCTAATCATTCATCAGCAAGACGAGAGAAGTATGCAAGAGCATCATCTTCATCGTCATCAACTTCTTTGGTGACTACTGGAAGTGAAGGGGACTTAGAACGAGCATAGGACTCTTCAAGTTCCTTTACAACAGCACTCTCAACATTGTTCTCAGAGTAATCATCATACTCAGTTTCTTCTTCAACAGAAGAACGAGAAGAACCTTTCTGACCGAGAACATACTTCAAACGCTTTTCAAGTTCTTCATAAGACTTGAATTGATCGGGAGCAGTCACAGCAGCAAGAGAATACTCTTTCTTCCAGATTGCTTCCAGAGCATCATCATCGTCCAGCAGAGGTTCTACAGAACCAAACTCAGACTTGTCGTAGTTCCAATAACCATCCTTCTTCACAATCTTCAGTTTGAAGTTTGCACCTTGCCAGAAGTCAAAGGGATTGATAGGAGTCTCATCTTCAAACTCAGGTTGCATTGCTTCCATAACCTTGTCAAAGATTTTCTTACCATACTTGAAGAGGAAGACTTTACCTTCATTCTGAGGATTGGTAGGATCCTTTACGACATAGATGTTAGAATAGTAGGAAAGTTTACGCTTTTGCTTACGAACAGTTTCTTTGTTTGCTTCAGTTCCACTGTTCCAGAGTTCACGATTATGTTCTCCAAGGGGATCTTTCTGACCGATTGTAGTCAGACTATTCTCAATGTACCAACCACCAGGACCTTGGAATGCGTGAGAATACATTTTTGCCCAGGGAAGTTCTTCACCTTCAGGAGCAGGAAGAAAACGAATCACGGCAAAACCGTTACCAGTTTTATCCACTTCGGGTTTCCAGAGACGTTCATCAGTGCCACCAGAAGTTGTACTCATCTTCTCTACTTCTTTTACTAGTTTCTGTGTAAGAGAACCCAGAGAAGATTGTTTCTTAAGATCTTTAAAAGACATTAGATTACCTCGTATTTGTACAGATTTGGCTTTTGTGTACTTCGTTATTCTACAGGTCGGAACCTGTTTTGTCAATTTGCTGTTTCATCACTTCAAGCATTTTAGACATATTATTCAAAATGATATTCATATCAACATTTTGGGGGAGTCCCATCATTGTTGCAGATTGCGTAATGCGTTCTTTCATTTCAACTGCTTCAGGATCATCAGATAAACTTAATCTAGTATAAAGAACTTTCTGTTTTTCAAGAAGTTTTTCAAGAACTTTGACGTGATTAAGTTTTTCTTCCTTCGTCATTGTAGAAAACTTAAAGACATTGCGATAAACGTCTTCTTGTAATTCACCAATTTCTGCCATCTCAGCACGAACAACTTCAGATTTAAAGAAACTCATTTATCCCCCAAAATAATTTCTTTTAAAATATGTTTATAACGCTGTACATCTATATGTAGGAAAGGAGAATATTTTTTCATCTTCATACTTACAGATTCCCACACAGGATCTTTAAGTTTTTTATCAAAGTTTTTCCCGAACAGGAATATTCTATCATAAATGACTAGTGTTTCAAGACTAATGTTCCCGTTCAGGAAATTTTTGAGAACTGGAGGATGACCCTTGGAACACACAAAAACTTCATCTACTTTTTTATCTTCAAACAAATTTTGAGTTTCTTGTTTAAAGACATAGGAAAGTGATTGATTTTTCTTTTTCCAGTCTTCATATCTCCTATCACCTTCTCGGATCATTTCACCAATCCAAAGTTTGCTTGGATCAGTACAGGTGATAAAATTTGATACAAAAAATTCTACGACTTCTTGATCTGTTTTTTGTCGTGCTACTTTTTCAAACCAAAAACGATCTTTGCGTTTGTAAAAAGATTGAACAGTTGCACGACTTTTACCACAATACTTAAAGTAGTCATAACTATCTTTTGTAAAGTGATTCTTTAACGCAAGATATTCACGATATGCATCAAACGGCATCATTCAAAATACTAATTTAGCACGGGAAGTTTTTTTGAGAAAGTTAAGTTCCATTGCCTCATACTTAATTTTCTCTTTCAGTGGTTTAGAGATCAATTTAGGAATGGATTCTACATCAATACTATTCTTTTCACAGAAATGAATAATTGCATCAATATAATTCATATCCTCATTTGTATGCACAAGAGTTTCGATTTCTTGAGCAAATTTTGATGGACAAAAGAACTTACTCTCTAATGCTTTTTCTAATTCATTTTCCATCTGACCCAGTATTGTGATGTACAAATTCTTTGATATATCGGACTAGTAACTTAATATAATCCCCTTTGTTCCTTTTGTCAAATACTTTGACTTCACCACCAGGAGTGACCATCAAAGTAATTAATTTTTTAATTGGAATTTCTGTCATTTCATAATATGAAGCAGCATAAAACATTTCTTGAACGAAATAGTTTTCAATCCACTCTTCTGGTTTAATTTTGTCTGAAGTTTTAAAGTCAATTACCGCAAGTTCTCCTTCATATTCAGCAATACAATCGACTCGTCCTGCAAGCCCATAGTACTGTGAATATAAAGTTCTTTCAATTGCGTGTATGTTATTTATCTTATCAAGTTCTGGTTTGAGATGATAAAACATAAACTTTGTTAGGGGTTGATAATCATCCCAGTTCAGTTCTTTGTTTTCAAGATAGTCCTGACAAACTTGGTGAAAATCAGTCCCTCGTGCTGTTGCTCTTTTAGTAATACGATTTGCTTCTTCAAGACCAACACGTTCTCTCCACTTCACAAAAATCTGTCTATTGTAGAAAGACGTTACAGAAGTGATAGAAGGCACCCACTGACCATCAGGAAGATGATACAGACGGATGCCGTTTTGTTCTTTCTTTTCTAATTCAAGATCACCTAAAAAATTATGATGAATAAAACTCATACACCTACTTCCATTTTTGCAAGAATATATTCTTTGACTAATCCAGAACGAACAATGTCTTCTACACTAAACTCAATGACATCAATAGAAGGCATTATACGAAGAACCTTCATAAAATCAACAATCCCATTCTTTTCATTTGTTCGTATCAAATCAGATTGTGTTGCATCACCACAGAACATAATTTTAGAATTTTCACCAACACGAGTGATGATAGAATCTAATTCGTGAAAATTAAGATTTTGAAATTCATCTACAATAATAATTGAATTATCCAAAGTAGTTCCACGAATAAACGATGTACTCCAAAAACTAATTGTTCCTTGAGTTTTGAGATTACCATAGAGCATTTCAAAACTAGCATCATCTGGCATTTCAAACATATACTTCACCATATTCTTATAAGGAATTTGATAAAGTGAAGACTTATCTTCGTGATCTCCAGGAAGGAAACCAATTTCTCTTGTGGCAACTAGTGAACGAACAATGTAAATTTTTTCATATGGAGATTTTTCATCAAGAACATCTTTTAGTGCATTATAGAGTGCAATAAAAGTCTTACCTGTACCTGCACATCCATAAGCAACAATGTTTTTATCCAATCGGTAAGATCTAAAAAATTCTTCTTGATTATCAGTGAGAGGTTCAATATCTCTCATCAAATCCACACTAATTGGTTTTTTCCTTTTCATTTGCTTATTGCTCATTCCAAAAGGAACTGGTGTTGCTGGTTGATTTCTTTTTCTTGACATTTACTTTCTAGATTGGTTTTACTTTGGACCCAGGAGCTTTTGATGCTTTGTGTAAAATATCGTTCCATCCAGGATGAGATTTTTTAAGTCTGTCATACACCTCTCCAACTTCACCAGATGAAGGGCAAGTTGAAGGATCAGACCAATCTCTATCCCAATCAGAGTTGTCTTTCTTCCATTGTTCCCAATCGTGAACACTCATTGTCACTTCTTTTTGTTCACCAGTAACTTTATTATAAACAGGGTATGTTGCCATATGTTATCAATTACAACAAAAATATTTATTCAATAGTGATGGATGGAGCATCCATACACTCAGCACATCCTTCACGAGTCCAACTAAGTGCCTCAGATACTGCAGGAAATTGGCAGGTAAAGATGCAACGAATCAGTTCTGCAATCTCCATATGTTCTTTCTGTGTTCCGTGTGCTGAACGAAGATCAATGTAATGAATCCAAGAACGCACAGAACCCGTCATATAGAGTCTTGTGGGGGTTGCTAAGGGCAGTACAAACCTTGCACACTCTTTTGCCACACCCTTATCCAGAAGACGATTGTAGATGCTCTGAGAGTGTTCAAAAAGCACACGAATATCTTCAAGCAAAACCAATTTCAAATAATCAGGAATATCATCAATACTATTTTGACGATTTTTAGTATCTTGCCTACGAAGTTCAGGGAGAGGAATTGATTTACTTAAAAGTCCAGTATCAGCATATCGTTGAGAAAACTCTTGAAAAGTAAAACTACGATGTCTCAAAATTTGTGCTGCAATACCTCTTGTAGTATTAATCTCAACAGTCATTGAAGCCTGTTCAAAGATACTCCAATGCTGATGCTGAATACAATACTTAAGTAATCCAGAAAACTTTTCATTCTGTTGATTATCTGGATTACTTACCCGAGCACAGTATGCCATATGCTTTTCTGCATCTGGAGTAACACTAATAAGTTTAACTTCTGGTTTCATAAACTCAAATTCATCAATCTGCGTATCCATCGTCATCTTCATAAAAAACTTCGTCGTAATCGTTTATATGTGGGGCAATTTCTTCATACTTATATGAAGATGTATCAGAATAAATCTCTGACTTAAGGCAATCAACTAAAGACTCAAGATTTCTTACAATAAGCTTAAGCTTTTCTTTATCCATCTTTATTAACCTCAACAAAGGTAATTATACATAAAAAAAAGAGAGGTGTCAAGCACCTCTCTTAAATTATGCAACTTGTGGTTGCTTTGCCATATTCAGTTGTGCAATTTTAAGAAACTTTTCTTTTTTTGCTTTAAGTTTAAGATAACGAACAAAATAAGTGTTCATTTTTGCCCCTCCTTTATAAACTTAACACCACGATAAGTTTCATTATATTGTTGGGACTGTTGTTGTGCCTGCTGTTGTTGCTGGCGACGAACTTCGGTGTCATATGCGACACCACGGTATACGACTTGTGACATTAGGGTTCTCCTTAGTTGTTTAAGTTAAAGAGCGTTCCTTCAGTCGGCTTTTGCGTTCTCTATTTGCGAATAGAGAATGAACGATCCGTTCCGAGTCGGCTTACTTCCGTTCCCGTTGGGAATGAACGTATAGGTAGTTTAATCTACCCGACGTATATAGTCAAGCAATTTTGTAACTTTTGTTACCTTTCAATATAACTTAGTGTATGGTTTGATGCATAAAGTTGCTGAATGATAATATCACATCCAATCTTTGGATTGCAATCACCACAAGTATAAACATCTACTGCAGCTTTACCTTCTTCAGGCCAAGTATGAATACTAATATGACTTTCCGACAACAAGCACATTACAGTAACTCCTTGTGGTTCAAACTTTTTTGAAATCGTTTGAACCACAGTCGCACCAGATGCCGCTGCTGCATTTTCTAGTAAATCTATGAGGCAAAGTTCATCATTCAAAAGAACAAATGAACAACCATACAAATTAAGTAAATAGTGCTTGCCCATTTTTCATAGGTTCTCCTGTCCTTCTTGAATTAATTTGCTGACATATGTTTCGGTTCCGTCCATAGTTTTAACTTCAAAAAGAGGAGACCTTTGATACTTTTTAATTTTCTTGTATTTTTTTAATATTTTATTTATCTCATCTTTATTGATAGTAACATCAATTTTTTCCTTACTAAATCCTTCTGTCATCTTCTTTTCTTTTTCTCTGGTTGCCTATACCCCCAAAGTTTGGGATTTACTCTTCCATATCCAAAGTCAATTTTTTTGAGTGTTCCAGGACCATAAGTGTCATAATACATATCAAAAATGCGAATCTTGGTTCCTCTTGTTAAATCAAGATATTGTTTTCCATCAATTACATACCAAACTAAGTAAGCATCACTTGGAAAAGAAGAATCTTTTGCTTTTTCAAGGGTTGTTTTTTCTAAAACAATTTCACAACCATATCGGGATGGCAGAATATTTTTTTCTTCTTTTTCAGATTCTGCCATACTTTTTTCTCCACTTACTGCAACTGTCACGAACGTCCACCCCATTGAATTTCGGGATAGGATTCTTTCACATTATCAATACTTATTTTGTATTTATTTGTCAACCTCTTATCTTTTGTAAGAATTAATACTTCTGCTTCTCTTGGATGAAGTCCTTGAAGAAGATTAATAAACATCATTTCTCTACGAATTGTAGAAAGTGAGTCATTACCACCTTTTACATAGTGATAAAGGTTTTGATATTCTCTGCGGAGAGATGTGCGACCTCTTCCATCTAGATCTTGACCTGTTGCCGATTCACCTCCAGCAGCTTCTCTTGCTAGATTTTCAGACAGAGTTCCAGCATAAACAGATTGTTCATCAGTATTCGCATACGGAACTTCACCGTCAGGAAGAAGAGAAATTACTGTATCATCAAAGTTCCAAATAAAAACAGTCTTTAAAGAATCGTGTTCATATGCTTTAAGAACTTCAACTTTTTTTGCATTGCTTCTTTGCTTTGAAACAAGTTCTAAAACTTCAAATACAAATGGGTTGGATGGAAGACTCTCAATTGGAGTTTCAGTCTTCGTCTTCGTCGTCTTCGTCGTAGTCATAATCGCCATAATTTTAATTTTAATTTATTTACATTTTAGAATAATTTAATTTATTCGTCAATCTGTTTATTTAGTTTGTAAATTTCTCTTCTTTTTTGATTTATAATTTCTTTGTTCAATGAATATTTTTTTCTTCTTTTTTTATTTCTTTTTTCTTTTTGTTCATTCGTTTCATTTTCCCTGTATTTTTTAGCATTTATTCTAGATCTTATTCTTCTTGCTTCTACCTTTTCTTCCAAAGTTTTGTATTTTGAATTTGGTTGTTCTCCACCTAAAGATATATTTACAAGAATGCCTCTATCACATTTTCTTTTAAAAATTGATATCATATATTCTTCGTGAATATATGCTTCTTTTTCACTTTTAAATTTTTTAAGAATAATGATTTGATTTTTGTTTTTTGGTTTTAATTCCTGCCCATTTTTTCTTTTATGTGATTTGTATGCTCTATTACCTTCACCTTTACCAATATAATAAGGTGTTCTATCCTCACGCAAATATGCATAAGTGTAATACATTTCTGCTCTATCGTGATTCGCAATATTATTTATAAAAGAAAAGGTGCCTAAACACCTTTTCTACCCGATAGATGCGAACCACACAGGCAGTTTTATTTATTCATCTTCATCTTCATCATCATAATCAAAATCATTCTCAAATCTCACAGCTAAAATTTCGTCGGGTATTACATTACCATTAGAGTCAAACATCTCTGGGTGTGTAAAAATTGGTTGTGTTTGATAGAAATGCTCTTTTGCTAACCATCCTACCACACCTCCTACAAAAAAGAACATAATTGAAACTAATGTTCCTATAGTTAGAGTTACTGCTAACATTTTTCTTCTCCAGAGAGGTTTATTTTTTCCTAATGTCGAAGTGAAATTCAATAAAAAAATGAAACTCTCTACGGAAGAGAGAAATCATTTTACCAAACTTCACTTGAAAAGTTTTTGGTTTTGATTTCTCCTTCCTCCTATTGCGTAGTAATAGTTCAACACCCCGATTAATTTGGAGTTCATTATTATTTAGTGTTTTTCTTGCGTCTTCCTGGTCGTTTGTCATTACTATATTTCCAAGCATCTTCTAAGATGCCATAGATGTAGTTTCTAATTTTTCTTGCTTGAGGTTTTGGAATATGTCCATAAGCCTCACGAAGTTGTTTATGAAGATCATCAGCACCACCTTCCAAATACGTATCCAAATCTATTACAAGATTATTAATTTCATTTGCTGTAGCGCTTTCAATAAACTCTTCAACTTCGTATCTTTTTGTTCCACGAATTTTCAAATAATCATAAAACTTCAAAACAAATTGTCCATTAAAGGCATAATCGATTGCCTTTTCAACATCATTGTAAACTTCGTGAAAATTAGTATTCATTAAACTAGATTTTGCTCCTTCAAATATTGAACTGTATCGGAGCAACCTCCGATATGTTTTTCATCAACAATTACTTGAGGAAAGGTAGACCCTTCTCCAAATTCGGCATAGAACTCTTCACGAGTAAAATCTACATTCAATTTGTAAACCACGTATTGTAGTTCTGCCAATTCTAGCACCTGCTGAACTTTTGTGCAATATGGACAACCATCTTTTGAATAAACTGTAAATTTCATATTTCTTAATAAAACTGAAAGTTATTTAGCATTGACTGGAATTCTTTGATCTTCTAGAAGTTTTAATTGTCCAGCATCAAGTAGTTGTTGTTTTGTTGTACATTCACCTTCTTTTACGTTTGATGCAACGACATTTGTTGTAGGAAGTGCTTTTGGAATTTCAACATCAATTACTGGACTCATCAAAACTTTATTTCTTGTAATCGTTCGGTTTTGTGGGTCAAAGGCAATCATTGCATATGCATCCATTTCATCACCACAATCAACAATTTTTCTTCCTGTTTTAGTTTCAATTACAGAAAAATATTCTTCATTGTATTTTTTCATTTTTCAAAGTCTTTTGTTTATTGTAAGATGCTTCTGGTTTTCTGTAAAGTTGAGGCCAAGTATCTCTGATAATTTCTGCAAGTTTATAGGGAGTGTCTGAGGATATCATATAATAGTACCATTTTTAATTCTTTTCAATATTCTACCTATTTGAACAGGGTGCCAGATATTAGAACCATGACTAGTTTTAATACCCAACTTTTGCATTTCAGCACATATTTGCCGATATGTCATTCCGTTGTTCTGAAAAGATAAAATAAGGTCTTTGTATTCCCAAGCATATTTTTTTGCATTACGTTTTTTGATCTTATTATATTCTACAAGATTTTTAGAATTTCCAAGGACAACTCCCCGTTCTCTTGCTCTTTGTAATCCTTCTTTTGTTAATTTGCTATGATTAAGATTATTTCTATATGATTTACTATGAATCTCATTATGATGCTTAAAACATAAGGTAAGCATATTTGTTTCATCGTCACTACCACCATGACTTTTAGCAACAAAATGGTGGTGATGCAAATCATCTCTTGTTCCACATATAGCACAAAAATTTAAAATCATATAATATCTGCGAGTTTATAGGGAGTGTCTGAGGATATCATAATAGGGACATTAGAAAGAGGAACACTCCGAAGATCTGGAAGAGGAGGAGGATGAGGAGCATAAAAAAAGGAGTTCTTGTGGAACTCCTCTATTTATTTTTTGAGTTTTATATCAACCGATGGTTGGAGCAGTCAAGGCAACTGGCGTTGCTTCAACTGATGCTAGATCCAACGGGAAATTATGGGCGTTTCGTTCATGCATAACTTCCATACCAAGACCAGCACGATTTAGGATGTCTGCCCAAGTAGGAATTACACGATTCTGACTATCAATCAGGGATTGATTAAAGTTGAAACCATTCAAATTGAACGCCATAGTAGATACACCAAGAGCGGCAAACCAAATACCCACGACGGGCCAAGCAGCAAGGAAGAAATGCAGACTACGAGAATTGTTAAACGAAGCATATTGGAAGATGAGACGACCAAAATATCCATGAGCTGCACATATGTTATAAGTTTCTTCTTCTTGTCCAAACTTGTATCCATAGTTTTGCGATTCAGTTTCCGTTGTTTCACGAACGAGTGAGCTAGTGACCAGAGATCCATGCATAGCACTGAATAGAGAACCACCAAATACACCAGCAACTCCAAGCATATGGAAGGGGTGCATCAGGATGTTGTGCTCAGCCTGGAACACAAACATATAGTTAAAGGTTCCAGAAATACCCAAAGGCATACCATCAGAAAAAGAACCTTGACCAAAAGGATAGACAAGAAATACTGCGGTGGCAGCTGCAACAGGAGCACTATAGGCAACCATAATCCATGGACGCATACCAAGACGATAGGAAAGTTCCCATTCACGACCCATATAGCAGAAGATGCCAATAAGGAAGTGGAAAACAACCAACTGATAGGGTCCACCGTTATAGAGCCATTCATCAAGACTTGCTGCTTCCCAAATGGGGTAGAAGTGCAGTCCGATTGCGTTGCTTGAAGGAACAACAGCACCTGAGATGATGTTGTTGCCATACATAAGTGAACCAGCAACAGGTTCACGAATACCATCAATGTCCACCGGAGGTGCGGCAATGAAGGCAACGATGAAACATACAGTTGCAGCAAGCAATGTTGGAATCATAATGGTTCCAAAATGTCCGACGTATAAACGATTATTTGTACTTGTTACCCAACTAAGGTAACGTTCCCAGAGATTTTCGCCTGATTGGCGTGTAGCAATTGTAGCAGTCATTTGTTAAAGGGGTAAGTATGAGTTCAAGGGGAATTGAACAGTTACAGTATTCCCACAACACCCTCCATTGTGGGTATGAGAGACGTATTTATGGTGCAAAGTCTCGGTAAGCACCTTAGCAATGTTAGGATTTCCTGACTTGCTGATGTATTTATCATAACACCATCAGAACCTGCTGTCAACCCCCTTCCTCAAATAGATTATGTTGCAGTTAATGCAGTTACTAATCCAATATATCCAGCACCAATTGCAGTGCTATACTTTGCATTTTTTCCAAAAGCAACTACTGTATTGGAATGAAGAACAGTAACTCCAGAGACGCCAGCAATAGCTCTGTTACTAGCAGGAGATGTAAGTATATCAAAGTAATTGTTTATTGATATTAGAACTGTTCCAGCAGCAGTCATTGATACTCCATGTCCTACAGTATTTGTTAGAGATGTGCTAGTAACTATGGCAGTTCCACCATCAACTTTTACACATGCTTCTCCAGCACTTTCAATCTTACTATACTGGATTTGTAGAGTTCCTGTTCCACTTACATTAAATGTAGCAGTTGAACCACCAGTTGAGCAGTTACTAAAAAATGCATATCCTTTACTGACTTTTACAACATAATCAGTTCCTGATGTACCTGCTCTGGATAATTGTTGAACTTCTGCATATAATTGAGTTCCAGTTCCACTATTATCCATAAAAATTGCCTGGTTTCCTGTAGAACCTGCAATGATATTACAATCATTTAGATAACAACGAAGAGGTGCTGAACCAGTAACTATTAATGAGTGTGTTGTCCCAATACCAGGATTACTTCCAGTATTTACAATACCAAGATTAGAAATACCAAATCGGTTTTGATATAAACTTCCTACTGTTGGATTGATGGTGACTGTTCCATAAATCCATATGGGCATTTGAGAACCACTTGCAGTATCTCCTTGAATATAAATGTGTCCTGTTGTAAGTCCTATATTCTCTGTTGTAGAACTTTGAAGAATAATAAATTGTGGATTTGCAATACTATCTCCATTATCAGTAAAAGATACAATTCCAGTTTGTAGAGCATTTTGAATTGCACTTAATGCTGCACCAACAGTTTTATAAGGAGCGGCAACAGAACCAGTTGAAGTGTATGTATCAGTTCTATTTGGATTTACATACCAGTGATTGTCTGGTGGTGTAAAAAAACCAACTGGCATTAATGGGTTCATAACTATTCCAGTTGGAGTAGAACCATCTGATATTTTTAGAACACCATCATTTGGATTATAAAATACTTCACCTTCATCCCCCACAAAGGTAGTTGGATTAGCACCACCAAGTTTTTCTACAAAAAGTCTATAAACAGTATTAGTGGATAGAGACATTTTATAAATTTCATTTATATCTTATTTATGCTGAACAAGTACAGTATTCCTACACCACCCTCAGGCGGGATATGAGAGACTGTGTTTAACCTCCCCATAGGTCTCGGTTAGGTAGAGGACAACATTAAGGATTTGTTACATTCCTTAACTTGTTGATGTATTTATCATAACATTGTCAGGAAATCCTGTCAATAGGTAAAACGACTTAATTTCAATAAATATTTAAAATTGCTTTCCCAAAATGCCACGGGAATGGAATACTCCAATTCGGGAACCTTGGAATCCCGTCATCAAAAAATGCCTTGATGCAGTTGACGAGCACATTAAAAATTACACTAAAACGGGAGATGAGTGGCACTTATCACAAGCAGAAGTATTAAGAAAGTATGTAAAAGATCTGAAAATCTGGATTCATAAACAGGAAGGAAGATGAAACTCAATCTAAACAAACTTATTTTTATAGTTTGTGTATCAGCAGTTGGATTTGTTGGTCTTAATTTCATTGCCTGCAACTTTATGCTCCCTGGTTCAATTAATGCGGCAAATGCACTAGGAACACTAAAAAATCCTCCACCCTTAGATTGCAAAGAATCTGAGAGAAGAGGATATGAAACTTTACTTGCAATCTTAACTACAGTGATTGCTTTGAGAACTAAAGTAGAAGACTAGGAATTCCAAAGTTTTCCTTCTGCTTTTCTTCTTCTAAGCAATCCTGCTTCAACTTTACTGCCAGGGTTACGATACATTTCAAGAGTCGCAGGAATTCCTTTCCAATCTTTTTCTTTTAATTTTCTAGTAATTGTATTAAAACCGGGAGCATTATAAAAATCAGAACCAAGATTATATGCAAAAGAAAGTAATGCTCCCTTTTGATTATCATTCATTTCATTCCAATAAGGAATTTTGGAAAGTTTAGGAAGGAAACGATTCAATACATCGTGCTCTAAAAGACGATCTGCATATTCTTGAGTGATAGATCTATCTCTTTTAAATGGAGTATAATCAAAGTCTCTTGTACTTCCCCAACCAATTGTGATTGGAAGTCCGCCAGTCAGAGGATCTGGATATGCCTTTAAATGACACCCCTCAAATTCTCTAATTAATTTAATTCCTGATGTTGGAATTTTCATGACTTTTTTGCATCAAAAACTCTTCCCCATCCATCATTTCCTTTAGGACACCATCTACGAGAAAGATCAGATCTCTTATACACAGCACCTTTACCATTGGTTACGGCACTTGTATATCCATCGTTTAATGACCCATAAGGATCGTTAACCACATAATCTCCACCAGGAGTTTTGCCAATCACGGGAACCATGTGGCCACCAGTAGGAGCAGATAAAGGACCACGGTGGAGAATGCCAATAACCACGGGTCTGCCAGCAGCAAGCTCACGGTCAAGGTCATTAAAAGATAAACTATAACTAAAATGTGACTTAATTCCATAAGATGCCAGAACACGGGTTTGAACGACGTGATCTGTCGTATCGCCAATTGCAAATACTTTTTGGACATAAGCATCATCACCTTTTGCTCCTTTAAGTGTGCCAGGTTTAAAGTATTCTAAACACATAGCACAAGCAGATGAGTTACAGGTGCGATTAGCATCTCTGTAGTTATCTGTTTGTGGATAAAATGGAACGGTTAAGATATTTGATTTTGGTGCTTCTGGTTTTGATCTAAAAATTTTTACCCATTCAGATTCATCTTGAATCAAGTCTTGAGATTTTAGAAACAAGTCTTTTTCAAGTTTTTCTACAGCAGCAACGTGCTTTGGATTCTTTTCATCGTAATGTTTAAAAAAGTTATGAAGATCTACTAACATATATTTGTAGCAACTCTGCGTTATATTTATGAAAAAAGGAGGGGTTTATCCCTCCTCTTATTTCACCAGATTCCTGGCACTACCTGACCAGTTGTGAGATAAGTGCCAACTGCAATAACAAATCCTAACATTGCCAGTCTTCCATTTAGTTTTTCGTTTTGTTCAGTCCATCCGAATTTCATTTTTGTGTCCTCTTAGTAGTATTTTGAATTACAATAAATTTATCTTTAGGTAAAGTGCCTGCGATACAAACTTTAAGTTCATCATCTATATCCCAAGCACCAGATTCTTGAAGTTCTTGGATAGCAATTGAGAGTTTTCCCAACCAACCACCTCTAGACATCACAGATTCTTCAGGTTCAAGATTTCCAAGCATCAATAAGTTTCAGCAAGTTTCTCCACAGCATAACCCAAAGTCACAAAAAAAGCAACAGTGGTTACTATCCAAATAAGTTCAGTCATCAGAAGATTCCGAAGAAGAGTTTGCCAGTGAGAGCATAAGAAATAGCACCAGCAATAATGCCGACCATTGCCCAGCGTGAATTTGCAAGTTCGGCACGTTCAGCATGTGTTTGAAGTGCATAACGCTCTGCATCGGATTGGGAGATGTACATTTGTGGTTCTTTCGCAAACATATTTTGCTGACCACGTTCATTAGTTGTTACGGTCATTTTCGTTTTATTACGAATTGTTACACAATTATATAGAAAAAATAAAGAGGTGTCAAGTCCCTGTGTTTTCAATTCATAAAAAACCACCCCAGAAAGGGGTGGTTTCACTCAACTTATGAGTAGTGTATCAGAACTTGAAACCAAGTCCAGTGGTGAACACAGGCGAATAAGTTCCGTTGGTAGCACCGTAGCTATTAGCAGCATTGGTGGTGGGGAACTTCAGATCAGCAAAACCAACCAGTGAGTTGGTGATACGACCTTCAACGCCAACGGCAAGCACGAATTGACCACGATTACCAACGGCAGACTGATAGTTAGCAGCAGTGTTGTTCACGAAGGGGATCTGGTAACCAACGCCAGTGTAAACGTTAGCACGGCTCACACCAGACTTGGCACGAGAGATGCTCCAGTCATAAGACACCAGAGCACCACCACCAGAACCCAGTTGACCAGCAGGAGTACCTACGAAGCTAGCATAAGGACGAACCGAAACAGCATTCAGGTTGGTAAAGTTCTTCACAGCATAACGTGCTTGAACGGTAGCACCAGAGATAGTACGCTGAGCACTGAAACCATTACCAGCAGTGCCTTGCTGATTGAGAAGAACGCCAACACCCAGGTAGTTACCAACGCCTTGTGCCTTCTGAGCAGCAGCAACCTCAAGGGCGCTCACGCGGGTGTTAGTAGCAGCGATTTCCTTGGAGAATTGAGCACGAAGAGCAGCAGCGAGAGCAGCATCAGCAGCACTCTGATATTCACCAATACGGTCAAGGCAAGCATTAGTGAGAGCAGCAAGCTCAGCACGGGAGGCGGGTTGACCAGGCTGGAAAGTGCCATTGGGATAACCAGCAACACAACCGTAACGTGAAATCAGGTTGGAAAGCGCCTGATAAGACCAATCGGTAGGTTGCACATCCTTGAGTTGAGTCACGTTAGTGACTTGTGCCATAGCAGGAGCTGCGAGAGAAGCAGCAGCAACACTAGCAGCAAGAATTGAACGAGTAATCATAAATTTTGTTTTTTAGTACTAAACGACATTTAAATGTTAAGAATTACAACAGAATTCTT